GGAGGGACAAGAACCTTGCCAATCACCCCGGCCATCCCGTCAAACGCCGAGGTCATCAGCGCACCGCACCGTCCAGGACAATGGTCGCGGTCGCATCACCAGCGTCTGCCGCAAGAAGGGCGGCACCGATCAGCGTGTTGCTGGTGGCCACGGGCGTCACGACCTTGTTCGTGTCATCCCAATAGACCTTTGCACCGAGGGTGATCGCCGTGCCCGCAACCTTGGCAAGGGCGAACACACCGGTGCGACTGATCTCGACGGGCGCGCCGGAAAGCGCACCGAAATTCGCCACACCGAAAAGACCCGCCACCTTGAGGGCAGCGCCGGACGCGACGTCATAGGGGGCAGGCACCGTGACGGTTTGCCCTTCTTGAATAAAGTTCTTCATCTCGTTCCCTTTCATGAAAAACGGCCCCGCAGGGCCGCTATGTTGATCCAGTCAAAACCCGGCGCTTATGCGCCCGGATTCTTGTAGCCGCCGCGATAGTTCACGCCGCCGACGCCGAAATCATGCTCCAGCGTCATTGCCATGCCCTGCTTGCCGAACGGCTCCTCGGTGCGCACGCGCGGGGCCGCGCGGTCGCGCAGATACCCGTACTTGAAATTGTGGGTGCGGCGCGAGGGATCAACCAGCAGATACCAGGCATTGTCCGTGATCGCCTCAGTCACGACGATCTGCAACCGGCCAGAGAACGGGTTGACGTCGGTCGCCTTGGCGGCCGTGATCGTGCGCACGATCTGCTCTGCCTCCGTTTCCTTTGCAGGGCCGACCAGAAGGATCGAGGGCGCATTGAGCATGATGTTGCGGGTCTTGTCCGCCGCCTTCATGCTGCGCAGCGCCTGACGGCCCGCCGACAGCGCGGCGACCGTGATCGCCGTGCCGGTGCCAGCAAGGTTGCCGTGGCTCGCGTGGAACATGGCCACGCTATCCGACAAAACCGGGTTGCTGTTGAACACGGACCAGAACAGCGTTTCCTCGAACTCGGGCACGATGGCAGCGGCGTTGTCGATCACCTGCTGGATCGCCCCGAGGTCATCGTTGACCAGCGCCTGGCGGCTGATCACCACCCCGGTTGCATAAGCGCCAAGCGTGACCTTTTCGCCGTTGTCGCCGAGCGTGCCAAACTTGATTTCACCCGCCTCGTTGACCTTCTGCAAGGTCGGGAACTCGTCCGGACGGATCACATCATGGGCGCGGAAATCGTTGAACGACATTTCCGACGCGATGCCGGTAAAGGTCCGCTCGACCAGCTCGTAATTCTGCTGGAGGATGCGATTGACCGAGGTCGCCAGGATATTCGGGAAATCCGCCGTGGTGTGCATGGCCATCTGGATCGTGTCCTCGCGGCTGGCATAGCTGCCAAAGCCCGGACGCGCCCGGCCCATCGACACCGCCGCCATTTCGTGGATCGACATATCCATGTAGGGGCGCGCGACATCGCTGGCAGGGGCCTCACCCGTCAGCCGCGCGGTCAGCGCCATGGTCAGCCCTTCGCGACGGGTCTCGACATCCTCGCGGCCGACGCGGGCGCGGGGCGCGGGGCTCGACATCTCAATATCGGACTGCGCACCGGAAAGCCGGGTCAGAATGTGATGCGAGGCCATTTCGACGCTGTGACCGGCGTCGATCAGGGTGTTGACGAAATCACGGGTGATGACGCCACTGTCGACATGCGGTTGCGCCGCGCTCATGATTGCCGTGATCCGGCTGCGCTCTGCTGCGCGAATATCCTCGGCCGAAGGACGCGCGGGCGCGGCCATCTGGACGTCGGGCGCGGCATTGCCGCTTGCGGGCGCGGCAATCACCGGGGCCTGCGAGGTGCCGCCGGGGGTGGCGGCAGTGGGATTTGTATCGGGCATGTTTGGCCCCTCCATGTTATGGCCGCCACCGGCAGCCGGTTGCGTGTCGGAACCCGACACAGACTCGGACGCCATCACGAAACGCCCAATGGCGCCCCGCATCAGGCGAACATTCTCCCGCGCGCGATTGACCGGGTTTGACATATCCACACCCGCAAGAGGGGCAGCGCCTTGCCGCGCCTCGGACAACACCGCATCGGCAAAACCCATCTCGACCGCCTCGGACGGCCCCATATAGGTCTCGTCCAGCATCATCCCGCGCACCTGGTCGACAGGCCGGCCAGAGCGCGCCGCGTAAACCTCGGCATAGGTCTGCGCCATCACGGACAGGGCGCGCGCACCGCGCAAATGCTCTGCCTCGGTGCCAATCGTGACCATTGCAGGATCGTGGATCATCAGGACCGACCCGACGGACATTTCGATGCGGCTCGCCCCCATGATCAACAGCGATGCCGCCGAGGCGGCATCGCCCGCCACGCGCGCGGTCACATCATCGGACAGGGCGCGCTGCGCCAGCATCGAACGCATGTTTTCTGCCGCCATCGGATCGCCACCCGGCGAATTGATCCAGATCAGCACATCACCGTCGATTTCGGCCAAGGCGTCTGCCAGCATCGCAGGCGTAAAGAACCCCGCATGACCCTCATCCGAAACATAGCTTGTGCTGGGCACGACATAACCATCCAGAACGATCTCCCCGTTCCGGACAAGACTGCGATCAGGCATTGGCTCACTCCTCTTGTTGCGCAACAGGCGCAGGTGGCGCGGCAGGCGCTTGCGCCGCCGTCGCTATGGGGGCAGCAGGGGCCACAACAGCACCCCGTGCGGCATCCTCTGCCCGCTCACGGGCAATCACGTCCGGATCCAGCCCAAGTTGACGCTGCTCGCGCTGCATGCTGGACAGCCCGCCTTCGACCTTCTTGATGATCGCGGGAATCTCCTTGGTCGGGTCAATCAGGGACCGGCGCGGCGCGGTCCAGTTCAGGCTGAAATCGGGCGACCCGAGCGTAACGATCCGCAACAGCCACGCCTCGTTGATCCAGCGCTCGATGCCACGGCACATCTGATCGACGATGATCTCTTGCTGCCAAGCTTCGACGTTGCGGTCCATTTCCATCCGCCCCATGCGGCCAGAGGAAAAATTGACATTGCTCAGATCCCCGGCAAGGGCCTCATAGGTGATCCCAAGCCCCATCGCGACAGCGGCCAGATTCTGGCGCATGAAACCGTCATAGCCGTCCACCTTTGGCGGCGTGGTAAAGGTGATGCCTTTGCCGGGCGGCAAGGCGGTCAGCGTGCCGGGGCCAATGTCCCCCAGACCCTGCACATCGGCCTCCTCCTCCCCGCCCAAGGCAACCCCATCAGCCTCATGTTCCGAGGTGATGAAACCGGCCATCAAGGCGGCGATCTTTTGTTTGACGATCTCCGCCTCTTGGTAGTCTGACAAATCGCCCAGCGTCAGCATCACCGGCGCGAACCACGTCACGCCGCGCGTCTGACCGGGCCGATCACAGCGGCGCATATGGATAATGTCGGACGCGGGAACACGCTCCGAGGCCCTCGGGAATTGCAGAAAACCGACCGTGCCGGGGTGCTCACGAAAGAGGTGATACGCCTCGATCCGGCCTGTCGGCCCGTACTCGACACCCTCGCGCACGATATTTGCGCCCCACTTTGTCAGCGTATCATTCAGATAATCGGCCTCCAGCATCTCGATCTGGAACGGCAATACGAGATCGGCCGCAAACCGGCCTTGCCGCCAACGGCGGCGCAACAGCACCTCGCCATCGGATACGACCGCCGCACAGGCGAGGCGCTGCATCCACTTGATGTTGTGCTGACCCATGGCATCAATCGCCGGTGTCATCAGGTGTTCGCGGATCACGAGAGCGGCGCTTTCACGCGCGCGCTCATCATTGGCCTCGACCGAGGGCATGACCCCCGTGCCGACCACATTGCTCACGATCACGTCGATGCCGCGCCGCGCGAAAGGCCGGTTGCGAACGAAATCCCGCGCCAGGTTGCGCATCTGCGCCCGCCCGCCATTGGCATAGGCCGCTGCATCCGCCGAGGTGGATGGCGCGCGCCACCCCGATGAACGCCGCCCGCGTGTGGCCGCGTCATACTGCATGACCACCTCGGCTTGCCGCCGCGCCATCAACCGGGAAAGCCCCCGCTTTGGCGACAGGCGCAAGATCAGACGATCAAGGCCCGTGAGCATGGACCCGCGATCTTTGCCGTTTGACACGATCAGACTCCCCGATTTGTGCGCGGCGTCATGGGCCGCAGGATCGGGCCGCGCGTCGACCCTTGGACATTGGCCCGCAACGCCGACAAGGTTTCCCGCATTTCGGCCAGAGAGCGATAACGCACTTTTTCATCCCCGCGCTGAACCTCCAGCGCCCCTGTCGCAATCGCTCTTTCGAGCGCGTCGATGTCGGCCTGCGTGATTGCCATGGCGGATTTACCTTTGCAGATAGTTGATCGTTGCAACCCGAGGCGACTTGCGCCTCTTTTCGGTGTTTGGCGCGGGCGCTATTTCCGGCTGCGCTGTGGCAGCAGGCGCGGCGGTTGCGGTGGCCAGCATGACCGCCCGCATATTTGCCCCACTGTTCAACGCCCAATCGGGCGGCGACGCAGCATCGAGCTTTTCACCACCAAGATGAATATGCAGCGCGCGCGCCTGGACAAGATGATCAAGGCTTTCGTTGCGCACCATGCCGGGGCGTTTTTCCCACCCCTTGAGCGTGTGGCGCTCCGATGTGAATTCCAGCAACTGCTGCTCGGTCATCCACTCCGGCAAAATACACCTGTTGCGCACATCCTCTGTCACGCGCAGCGACGTCGCCACAGCATCCTTGAGGCGATCCGTCGCGATGTTCATGAT